ATGATTACAACAAAGATCTACCTCGACAGGCGAGCTGTGAAAGGAAATGGACCCGCGCCGTTGAAGATAGCGATTACCAAAAAGGGGTCCACGGCGTACATACCACTTGGGATATCCCTCTTGATGGAGCAATGGAATCCTATAAAACAATGCGTGGTTTCCCATCCGAAGCGTCAGTTTTTCAATACCTATATAAATAAAAGAAAGCTAGAGGTAGATGAGATTGTTCTCACTCTTACTGCGGCAAAAGAAACTGCGGGTACTGTTACCGACATCAAGAATGTCATTGTTCAGCGGTTGAATCCTGAAGAGTCTGACGAGTCTACAACGTTCTATAAATGGTTTGTCAAGTTCTCGAGTACGAAGATGCTCCGCACCAAGGGGATTTATGAGACAACCCTGAATCATATCAAGAGATTCCGACCGAAGACATATCGTCAGCTTAAATTTGAGGACATCACTGTTGAATGGCTGGCGGAGTTTGACGCATTCCTCGCCAAGACCTCCCCGGCTCGCAACGCCCGTAATATCAATCTTAGAAATATTCGTGCGGTATTCAACTACGCTATCGATAATGATGTGACTACTGCTTACCCATTCCGAAAGTTCAAACTGCGATACGAGGAAACTCGAAAGCGTTCCATGCCGGTAGAGGCTCTTCGCAAGCTGAAAGATTTGAAAGTGGAGCCTTATCTTGAGAAGTACCGGGATTTCTTCATGCTCTCGTTCTACCTCATCGGAGCCAACGTGGTGGATATTTGCCAGGCAGTCGAATTGGTAGACGGAAGATTTGAATACCGGCGCTCTAAGACCCATAAGCTCTACTCCATAAAAGTTGAGCCGGAGGCGATGGCCCTCATTGAGAAATATAAGGGAGAAAAGTATCTCCTGAATTACCTCGACACTCATAAGTCTTATCGGACGTTCTATAACTGTCTTCAAAAGGGATTGGTGAAAATCAAAGATGCTTTCAATGCTGTGGACGATGGCATAGTCCTTCAGGAGTTGACTTCGTACTGGGCGCGTCATACTTGGGCCACGATTGCTTCGGATCTTGACGTTCCTGACGCTACGATAGCCAAAAGCCTCGGACACTCTCATGGTAACGCAACGTCGGCCATTTATATCGACTACAATATGCGTAAAGTCGATGTAGCTAACCGACGTGTGATCGACCGGGTTATTAAAGGAGAGTAATGTCATGGTACAGAAAGAGCCATGAGTTTCCTCTTGGCTCTTAAATCTTGCGCCCTCACGGGTTGGGATTGCAAATATGAAGTATCTTAAAGCTGGGAGTTCCAAAATCGGAGGATTTCTTTTCCCAGATATATTTTTCTCGCATTTTCTCTACGGAAACTGCACTTGATATGTCCTTCGTCGGTATACCGGCGTAGCGTATTGCGGTGAATGCCGAGGCATTCGCACGTCTGCTTGACGGTATATCGTCCGGTCGGTGCTACTTTCGGTTCTATTGATGTTACCATGATAGAATATCTTATTTGCGTTCAGCGATTCCATATAGAGGAATCTGATTGATGTTCATGCTTCGAGTTATCAAACCGTCTGAAATCAAAGACTGAATGGCTTCGTCAACGTCTTTCTTTACTATTTCCATTATGGCATAATGGTTAGCTACGACAGGCGCTTTATGAGATTCCTCAACGCGCTTGAGTTCCTCTTTTATTATCCCATAAATATATGGCTGGAAGAAATTACTCATATTTTCAGTCGGTAATAGTCAGATGGTCGTCGATGTATTTCTGAGTTATCCCGTGCATATCATCGATAAATTCTTCGTTCGTTACCATAAAGTCCGATAGTCCGGCGAACTCCGGATGGCAGACAATGCTGGCGAAGTCCTGCGCTTTCTTCTTGATGTCATCGAGCAAAGGAAGAAGGTGGTTTTCTTCCACTCCGAGAGCAGTGAATTTATCTCTCAACTCGTAGGCACAATCGGCAAGAAAATCAGCAGCCAAATGAACCTTCACGATTGCGACGTTGATGCCGGATTCACGGAGTGTCTTTTGATCGAATAGTTCTGAGAGCTTCTTCGGAAGGTAACTCTCGGCTTCTTCTATCGCAGCCTCGACGTCTTTTATTCTGCGGGCGGTGTCACTGACTTGCAGCAACTGTCCGTTTTGGATTTGTTTCGACATTTTGGCCTTGAGTTGGTCGCGGCGTTCACGGAGCCGGTCTAATTTTGAATTTACGCTCATATCTTTGGCATTTCGTGGAGGCTCGTCTACACGATCGAGCCTCCACGGAGGAAATACTTCGGTTACTTCGACTCCTTGGCGTCCGGAGCTTTGGGGATGAAGCAGAGATCGGCGTAAATTTCGATGAATTGTTTGGCTGCATACTCAGCCAGCTTTTCGCTTTTGAATGTGAGCCGAGAGCTGTAGCTCGTACCCGAGCTCGGAGAAGCGCTACCCGCGCCCGAGCAGACGAGACCGCCATACGCGTTCGCACCGCCGCCAGACCGACCGACGCACCGGCTCTTTTCTTCATCGGAAAGAGCCTCGTAGTCTTCCTTGCTGATGAGGTCGTACCACCCGTACCAGCGGCGCTCGCCCTCGACAAACTGGGGCTCCCATCCCTCATTGAGGGCGGCGGTGATGATGCGTAGATGGAGGTATGCCTTGATGTCGGACATTTGGTTACGGAGATACCACTCCACGGCACGGTAGGCTTTTACAGCTTCGTGTTCTTCGCCGAGTTCCTCGACCGCATCATTGAAGGTTTTTACACGGTCTGTTACGGGGAGGATTTCGGAAAGTCTTTCTCCGAGCTGTTCCTTGATGGCCTTGCGGCCGACGGCGTTGCAGTTGCCGTAGACGGCTACCAACGTCTCTTTGTTGAATTGGATTGCTTCCATTTGTTTGAGATTGTTTGATTAGAAGTATCTTATTTGCACTTGCAAAGTTAGTCATAAATAATCAATCCCGCAAGTTTTAGGGCGATTATTTTAATCATATACGCAATTTTTGGCGGTTAGGCTAATCATATTCACGATTAACGCTCTTTACAGACTGCCACAAACCGCCTTATAATACTCGGCATCTATTGCCCCGGCTTTCATCAGTTGAACGCCGATGCGCCTCCGTAATTCGTTGATGGTGTCTATCCGACTTTGTTTGCGGTTCTCAGGTGCAATACACGTCGAGATACGGTATATCTCATCGGCCAGGGTGCTAAATACGATTTGAGCCTGGTCTATCGTCATTTCTATTGTCATATCAATTTACTTGAGAGATTACTGACTCGCGTTTTGTGTCGCTTTGAGCCCGCACACAGCCCTGCTTGCCGTATGTCGGTGTTACGTTAGCATAGCAATATACGCAGCCGTGACCGCAGGTGTTATATGCTCCGATGTCCTTGCTGAGGACACAGCCACATACAGACCTTTGTCCGGGGTCTTTGGGAAAGGATTCCGGGGCGCCAAACATATCCGAATAGCCGAGCCATGACATTAGTCTTTCGTCATCTTTGAATAGCCGGGCCATTAGTAAGGGATCAACGCAACGATTCTTTTCGATGCCGAACTTGCACAAGTCAATCTGCTCTCCGCAGGTTGCGATTTCAAAACCGAAGTTCTTGTTTAGTCGAGTGAGACTGTCGGCAAATTTAGTCATGCTTTCGTGGTTGAAATCGACATACTTTATTCCACTTTGAATGAGATTGTACTGAACTTTACGATACCCGGCGATGTCTGCGAAACTGAATACGAGTTTCTCACAATAACCATTGAGTTCGCAACCGATTTTCTCTATCCTTTCGAGGTGGTCTTCTATATGAAGATTATCCGTCAGAATGACCGGGTCGTATCTCCAGATAACGGAGCCCACACCTAAAATGTCAACGAGGCGTTTGAATGTATCTATTCGCTTAGTTAGCTCAGGGATATTGGGTTCAAACCCTTCGGCCGCATAATCGTTGAGAGTAAACTGGATATAGCAGTTTATATTGCGGCTGGATAGTTCCTTCAATCGGTCTATGAGTGCTACGGGATTTTTAGACCAGAACACTACCACTCTTGTATTTTGGAATGAGACATAAGACGCCTTTTGATTGAACGGATTAACCCACGAGCAATATCCTCTCTTGAGGCGGTTGAAAAACCAATCTAAATGAAATGCCGGTATGTCCGTACTCCGACTCGCAGATATGACAATGGGAGCGACAGCATCCACTCTCTCCCCCGTTTCACGGATGATGCTTACCTTTTCGTGTTTATACATTCTCATTTCACTTCAACAATATACTCTATTCCGGAGCCGAGGTATTCCCGCAACGAAGTTTTATCGACGGCGTAATACTCTGCGCATTGACCGCATTGCTTTACCACGAATTTCTTGAGGACGTCGGAGAATGTAAACGCCCAGCCCTGCACGGGTATGGCATTGTTGAAATAAGTATTACTATTCACGCGATTTGTAATCCAATTCTTCTGCGCCCGGTTGAGTTTTGCGCCTGAATTGATGAGGCTTCTCATCTTGAACGCAATGCTGTCCTTGAGGGATTCGAGAGGTTTGGTGTCCCATGGAACGAATTTGATTGCTGATGCTGTCATGGTTTATTCGTCTTTTTCTGGAGTGTTGATAATTTCTTTCTCAATCTCGCTTAGGAAGATCTTGAAATCATTTTTATGGTGGAGAAATACCATTTCGATTTGAGCCTGCATCTTGGGAAGACGTGCAAGCCACATACACTGAAGGAAAGCACTCACAAGTTCCTGCTGACTCTTCTTATCTGTCACTCCTATGCGACTGCATAGAGAGTTGATTGATTGGCGGGAACGCCGTCTGAGATTATCTCTGTCCGGCCAATATGTGCCGTCAGTCATACTCCTCGGATAACCACATGGGTCACCGAGGTACTCGCCGGTTACTGAATCGAGAGTCCCGTCGAGCATCATTTCTGCTATTTCACCCATAACTTTATATTTGAGGTCTGAATTTACGCTTGCATGCCGATGGAATGATTACTTCTATCGGCCCATGAGCCATTTCTTTTATTGAATCTATGTCTTTCTCATCGCCACGGCCTTCTGCAATTTTGATAGCATCGGCTATCGCTCTATCCTTATCGAGAGCACTGTAACCGGGGACTTCCTTGCGGCTCTTATCTGAGAATTCCGGAAAAATGGCAGTGCCACACCCTCGGTAGCCGAATGTTGTAATACGGTAGAATGGCTCGTAACATCTGCGAAAGACAACACCATCAACAATGAGATATTCACGGCTTGTGAGTTTGAGATATGCGATGTATTCGGACTTGGAGATATACTCCCCATACCCAGTGTATTTTCTGAACACGGTCTCCCAGGGAATTGCATCGAAAGGATATTCTTCGGATTCCTTGCCGTTGTAGAACGAAATGCGGGCTTCTTTATAGAGTTGGTTCTTGTACAGCCTGACCTCCATCGGACGTTCTTTCAGGCTGTGGACGATGAATGCCAACGGCGCCTCCTCTTTGCTCGCCTCTTTTATCTTGACCTTTACAGTTTCCTTATGGCTGACGTGTCTCGGTAAGCGGCACCGGGGCGGTATCTCGCTTTCATGAAATTCTATGTTGAGTTCAATCGTCATTGGCTTCGGATTTGATGAGGTTATCGTAAAATTCTTTTATCTCCGCATAAAGCGTCTCCTTCGGAGTGTCGACGATTCTGCGGCCCTCGAAGTATCTGCCACCTATTTTGAAGCAGAAAGGATAGAGGTCATATTGGTAGCACTCTCCCACGAAGAAAGCGTCGCGTAACATTCTCTTGGGTGGCAGACAGTCCATTGCGTCATAGTATCTTTCCTCGTCGATTTCCTTGAACGGTTCTTTGTTGAGCGATGCCCGGTGCTGGTTGACAAGTTCCGTTACTTTTTCAGGGCTCACTGCTTCGAGGTTGGGATTATTGTGTGCTGCTTTCAGTTCTTCGAGAGTTTCACCGCCGTAATCGCTGTGAATGTTGTCGTTCATGCTTGTGACGACAGCGCCCTCAAAGGGGATTGTGGGGTCTATTATGTATTTCATACGGCATTTTCGTAAATTGTGGGTTCTGATGATACATTATATATAAAGGAGCCACAGCGCACGAGAAAGGCATTTTTCCATAGTAGAGGTTTCTCATACCGGTTACACTTCCGGACGTGCTGAAGTTGGGAAAGCGGTGGATATCCACGCGCTCTCCCTCTTCTTTGCTGATGTGTTTTACTCTTGGTGGCCGTCCCATAGTTTCTTGGCGAGTTTAGACACTTCTTCTGTGTTGGATAATCCGTTGGAGCCTCCGAGAATAACGCGGGCCGCGCTGTAGCAGGCGTTCCGTGTGAGCTGACGTTGCCAGCATACGTTGTTTCTCGACCATTTCCAGGCTTCTTTTTTTAGAAGACTGATGACTTCCGGCGCCGGCTTTTCTTCATGGAATATTTGCAAGCGATCCTCCTCGTAGTTCTTCACTACGGTGCAGTCGTGGAGCTCGAACACCTCGTTCTCGCGGTTGGCATTTTCGGCTTGTCTGACGAGGGTTTCTTCAGCTTTCTCCGCAAGCTTCCAGAATTTGTGGCGGCTTGTAAATATTTCCTTGCCACCCTCTGCCTTGAAGCGGACATTGAGCTCCTTGATAAAGTCTGCGGCCCGGCGAAGCATTTCTACCTTTCCATTCTTTGCAAGGGTTTCCATTCTGTTGTAGAGATTGGAAACCATGAGCGCTCGATTGTAGGGTTCATGACGAGTATCAATGCCGAATATGGTCGATGCCGAGCTTATTAAGTCGGCTTTCACGCACTGCCACTCTTCTTCTTCGCGCTGATCCTGGGGCTTCGCAGCTTCGATACGGCGTTCCACATTCTTGAAGAACTTCTCTCTCCATGTTCGGAAGTCCTGGTAGGCCCTGTCGTAGGCGTCGCTGGCACGTTGGTTCTTGGAGGTCGGGAATTTCGCCGGACCTACAACCATCGCGCTCATTATCCGGGAGTGGCGAGCAAAGAGTGTGGCTACCCACTCGTGGTACTTCGTGAAATATGTGAGTTTGTCTTCTTCCGGCAGCTTCTTGAGGTCTTCCTGAATTTCCTGCTCATACTCGCGGATGTACTGGGCAGCTCGTTCATTGGGTATTTGGCTGGTGCCAGAGAATGCGCGGACACCTGCTTCGTAGAGGTCTTCCAGATTTTCTTCGTAGAGCCAGCTTGTCACAATCCAATCCTTGAAGTCGGCATCGACAATCTCTAATCTATTCCCGTTTGGAGCAGTTGCAGTATGCGCATAGGCGCAAAACATGAAACTTTCGTGCTTCTTTACGGCTCTGAAACCGAATGTGTAGTCGGATGACTCCGGCGCATTAACCGGGCGAACTGTCTTGGCTCTGTGGCAGTTCTTTCTTGATAAAATTGTTTCCATTAGATATCTTATTTGCGTTTGTCTATATTATTTGCATTTGAGCGAGTTTGTCGTATCTGTCTGGGCCAACCATCGGCCAAGTTGTTGCGCTACTGTTCCGATATTCATTCCCACGCTGTAAGTATACCATGTGTCCGTGCCCCATTGCGCATTGATATGGTAGTCGCAGTCTCCGCCTCCGAAGTGTTTGCCGTCAGGCGTTATGACTTTTTCGTAGTGAATCTCGAACTTGCGGCCGTCGGTATCTTCTATGATCACACAGTCTGTTCGGCTTTTCTGTTCTGATGGTCCAATTTTATAGGACCTGATGCCGAGTAACTGCGCCAAGGTGCTTTGGAATACTTCATAGGCATGTTCTGCGGCAGCTCGTTCCTTTTTCCTTCGCTCCTTACGGGCCTTGCAAGCTTGGTCTTTCTCGTCTAAAACTTCCTGCTTTGCCGCGCTTGCGATACTGAGAAGTTCATTTTCCATATCAGGCGTTATCCTTTACGTCTTCGACTTCAAAGAGTGTTGGAACCTCGCCGAAGAATTCCTCGGCTATTTCCTTAATGGCGGCTTCTGTTGTAGCGATGGCTATAAAGATTAGCGGCGTCCAATCGGGGACTATGGTCTTACTCTGATCTCCTTCACCAGCGAATATCACGCGCCGGTCTTGATTTGTTCGGCCGAGGTCATTCTGGTGGTCGGCCACATCGTTGGCTTCTTGGCGGCTTTCAACACCAACGATGATTCTTTTGATATACTTCATATTATTTTGTTTATGCATTATACTTTGCTACGAGGGCGGCAAGAGCTGAGCGGTAATCTTGACTTCCGAGTTCTGCGAGGTCAATGAGCTCCTTCTCGCATGCATCGAAGTTCAGACTTTGTTCTTTGGTTGGCTCTTCATAGAGCTTTCGGAGGCCCTTGCTGCCATCTTGGTAGGTGATCAAGACCTTTTGTCCTTTGCTGGTCTTGACTAACTCGTATTTGGCAACTCCTTTAGCTCTGTCTTCTACGGTTATCGAGCGCTGGATTCTTTGCGCTTCTGAGAGGGCTTTCTCTATTTCACATTCTTCTTCACGGGCCGGGGTGTAATAATATGTGAGTGTGGCGTTCCAGACATCGCACATTGCCTGGTGGAGTTCGGACTCTCCGAACGGGCTGATGGTGGCGAAGTAACCCTTCATCTGCTTGTCGAATGTAGCATCATAGCCATTGTGCTCATACCAATCCTGCATCATGTCGAATTCGGATTTTACTTTCACACTCTTCAGAATCTCTATCGCTTTCTTTATGATTTTTCTTGTTTCCATTGTCTTTTTATTTGATTAAATCATCATATCTGCATATACAAAATTAGTCAAAAATAATCATATACGCAAATATTAGATGGATTATTTTAATCAAATCTGCAATTTTATTATCTAATATAATCAACATGATAATACAAAAGGCAACCCCGGAGGATTGCCTTGTTCAATGAAAAGAGACTTTAGAATGTTAGAATGTTATAAGAAATCCCTATCCCTATGTACGGCTGAACTCTGTGTGGTGTCAGTCCGACCCCAGCTTGGATACCGATTCCCCATCGTTTATTCTTGGTGGGCGACCTAATGTAGACGGTCTCTTTACGTTGGAAAATCTGAATACTGTCCAGTGCCGGGTGATAACCGCTCACATAGGCTCGGAAAGTGCTGTCTTCATATATCTTTTGGGTAATCGGGATTACAACTTCCACACTGTCCTTCGGTGCTTGGCAAATTGCCGAGTCCACTACCGTTTCGACCGTTGCTATCGGTTTGGTCGGTTGGTCGGCGGCCGGCAGTTTCTCGGTAACATACCGAAGTACTACGCTATCAACGGGGACTGGCTGTGGGTACGGAATCGTGTCGTAGGTTGTGATAACCCTTTCTATTGTTCCTTCGGGGCCGGCTCTGTTCCATAACATCACATTTGCGAGAACGGACGTAAGAAGCAGGATTATGAGAATTATAATCGCTTTTTTCATTGCCTTGGGTTTTATAGATCTCTGTATTCTGGGATTGCATCGAAGCACGGGCAGCCTTTTATGAACTCATATGGTTCTATGATACCGTTGCCGTTGAGATCCGGGGAGGTATCGCGGTGCCCTATCACTTTTTTGATTGTAGCATACTCGCTTTTGAGTTGCTTAATGAGCTTAATAAGGCTTGCTTTCTGTTGGGGGGTGCGGGTGTCTTTGATCATCTTTCCATTGGTGTCGCGGGCATCAAGGCCGCCAATGTAAGATATTCCGATAGACCGGGCATTGTGGCCGGAGGCATGGCAGCCTATTTTGCTAATCGGGCGACACACTTCGATTGTTCCGTCAAGGTGTATTAGGAAATGATAGCCGATGTAACGTACCCTGCCTTTGGCATCGGTATATGCCGAAAACTTCCTAGCCTTATGAGCGGCGTTGATTTGGTCTGAAGTGCAAGTTTTCCCTTCCTTTGTCGCAGTACAATGGACGATGATTTCGTCTATAAAGCGCGATTGGGGCGCGAAACCTAGATATTCCCATGTATGTGGGCCAACGATGCCGTCGGGCGTCAGGCCGTGGGCTTTCTGAAAGGCTCTAACGGCAGCATCGGTATTCTTGCCGAATATGCCGTCAGCCGCGATGTTGAGTTTCTGTTGTAGGGTCTTGACCTCCTCGCCCTTGCTTCCTATTTTTAATGCTGTCATGTCTTTAGTTGATTTCTGTTGCTGATTCCTTAGCTTTGCGTTCTAAGGCTTCCGTAACTTTTTTACGAGCCAATTCTTGGATTGAGTGTTTAAGAGCGTCCTCTCCAATCCATTCAGCCATATCCCTAATGGTTTCGGGGATTTTGGCAGTACGGCACTTGCGTCGTTTTGAATGTTCAAAAACACTTTTGCCCTCGATAATGATAATACCAACGCATACGCACATTGAGATGTAGGGCCATTCATACCATGAAAACACAGTACCCAGCAGGCCGAGTATGAATCCAAGAAGCTGAATGATCCAGTACCAGGATATCTTCTCGATTGTCATGCGCAGTTTGCGAGAACGCAATGGCTCTCCGAGTTTTTTGGCGGTGTATAAGCCGCTGACGAAATCAATCAAACATACAGCGACAGTGATGATAAACAGAATGAAGCACACAATCAGATGTCGGTATAGGTGGCCGACGTCATAGTTGGTAAAAGCGGTCGAGATAATATCGTTCATCTGGTGTCTAGTTTAGTCGATGCTGAAGGCTTTTTTTAATTCGTCCACAAGGTCGAGCTTTTCCCATGTAAATAGCTCTACTACGTCGCCGTCCACGACTTTGGTTGTGGGAATACGGCCGAAGTGTCCGTAAGAGGCAGTGGGCTCGTAGATGGGATTGCGGAGCTTGAGGCGCTTGTTGATACCGGCCGGCGTCAAATCGACAAGGCTGGAGACAATATTAGCGACCTCGGAGTCGGCATAGGGGACATGTCGGCGGACGGTGCTGATGTAAAGACTGACGGGCTGGGCCACTCCGATGGCGTATGCAACCTGCACGAGCACTTCGTCTGCCACTCCTGCGGCCACGAGGTTCTTGGCGATATGGCGGGCTGCATAGGCTGCGGAACGGTCGACCTTGGAAGGGTCTTTGCCGGAGAAAGCACCCCCTCCATGCGCACCGTGGCCTCCGTAGGTATCGACAATAATCTTGCGGCCAGTGAGGCCGGTGTCGCCGTGCGGGCCGCCGATTACAAATTTGCCAGTGGGGTTGACATGGAGAATAAGATCATCGTCGAAGAGTGCGGCCACTTCCGGCTGGAGGTGGGAAATGACGCGGGGCAGAAGAATATTCTTCACGTCCTTGCTGATACGGTTGAGCATGAGTGTGTCGGCCGCTGACTGAGGAAGTCCGTGCTCCGGTTTTATGAAGTCGTCGTGCTGGGTAGAAATGACGATTGTGTGGATTCTACTGGGCCGCTTCGTGTCGTCATCATATTCAACCGTTACCTGGCTCTTTGAATCAGGGCGCAGGTATGTCATTACCTTACCTTCACGACGAATCGCAGTCAATTCTTCAAGGAATTTATGGCTCAGATAGAGCGACAGCGGCATATAGGTCTCAGTTTCGTTGGTGGCGAAGCCGAACATCATGCCTTGGTCACCGGCTCCTTGGGCTTCTTCCGTTTCACGGACTACGCCACGGTTGATATCGGGGCTCTGACCGTGCATGGCGTTCAGGATACCGCAGGATTCAGCGTCAAACTTGTAGTCGCTCTTGTTATATCCGATGCGGCTTATGATCCTACGAGCGATGTCTTGAACATCCACTCTTGCGGTTGAACGATATTCGCCGGCGATGATAACCTGGCCGGTGGTTACGAGAGTTTCGCAGGCGACTTTTGAGTCGCGATCCTTTGCCAGAAATGCGTCCACGATGGCGTCCGAGATTTGGTCCGCCACCTTGTCGGGATGTCCCTCTGACACGGATTCCGAGGTAAAAAAATACTTTCCCATTATGTAATTTTTTGATTGATTTTCTATTATGTGTTCAAAGTTAGATATATTCTCGCGCGCTCAATAACGAAAAGCGCCCGACAAACTGCAAATGGCTATGCAGTCTGCCGGGCGCAGCGAACCTATTGGAAAACTGCTGTGGTAGGCTATTCTCTTTTAGAAGCAAGGTCGTCAACTAATTTTCTTACCTCGCCCCATATTTCGGGTGTAGATGTATCAATGTTCGTTTCGTATTCGAGGACATCGAGATTATCGCTGACAATCTTCACGGAGCCGATTAGGTCGATTGGAAATGCAACTATATAGTTAAGTTCCATATCGTAGAGGACTGATTCTTCAGATGTACTTTCTGTAACGAAACTATTGCTGGTATAGCAGGCATAGCCATCGTACTCAAGAAAGAATCCGTTTCTGAAGTCTTGGAACTTGACGTTTTCGTCCACCAACCGATAGGAATGGGAGACTTTGGTTACAGTTCCGACTGGCAATTTATTACTGCCGCTGAACCCCACATTGATAAAATGTGCTTCTGGAATTGTTACTATAAGCCGGGATAGAGTATGAATTACATTCGATGCTCCGACACCGGTCTGAACTATCCTATATCTTGGCAGATACTTTTTCGCCAAGTTGTATTCCTCGTCTGTTGCTGTTAAGATTACTATCATAGTCACAGATGGTCGTTAAATACACGTCCCAGGATTGAGCCGTCAATTTCCTCTCGCTTTTCAGGTGGTAGCTGGGCATAGTATTCATGGAAGGGAATTGGTTTATCGGGCTTGGAGGCGTGCGGCGGTTGAAGTAATTCGCCGGGAGCTCCTGCTTTTTCATGGGCGAAGGCACTTCTGCAGATTATTCGCCCGGTTCCACTACTTCCTAACCCTCCTCCACGGCTATCACACGAGAGTTTATCTACTATTTCAAATTTAGGAGACAGAACGCGGTAGAATGTCATTTGGGCGATGCGGGTACCACGTTTTATTGTAAATTCTTTGTCGTTGTTTTTAACAATGACGCTGATGTTGTCAGTATAACCGGGATCTATCTTACTCACGAGCACGTCGCAGTCCCAACGCTGAATGCCGCTAATGGTCTTCCAGAAGAATGGAATTATGCCGAATAGAAGATTGGGAACCTTGCGAGTTCCATATCCTTCCATACCGTTTAGCTCGAATCCGCTTCTTGGCTCTATTTTGGCCTCTATACCTTCGGGCAGGTTTATCGCGATGTTCAGTGGAATATTGAATCGGGAGTGTGCCGGTACCTTTATGTCCTCCGGTACGGTCAAGTCGTAACCTATACTTCGCGGCTTACCTTTCTGCGGTAAGATATAATGATTGCCGAAGTGAGCGATTTCGAGAACAATCGGCATTTCTGCCATCGGGATTGCCTTTGTTGTATCTTCTATTGAGGCTTGGGCTATCTCTTCTTTCATATTTATAGTGTAGCTGATAGTGCCGGCCCAGTTATCCGCCAGGCCGACACCGTGGAGTGTTGCTGGTCTTATTTGGCGAAGGTTACTTTCACAGAGGTCGATGACGTTTTAGTCGGCGGGAATATCTTGGTAATCTGCCCCGTCTCTTCGTTGACGATTGTAGCTTCGCCGGGGATACCGCGCAGGAATGCTTCACGAGCCTTGATCTTGGCATCGAGTTCTGCTTTCTGAGCTGTGAGGTCGTCCCAGTCAGGGTCTCCGCAGATGCTGTAATCGTACTTCACGCCGACTTCAGCTACACAAAGGTTGGCGCCGTTGAACATAGCCCCGGACTTGCCATATTTATCGCAGGCCGCGATTGTTGAATCTACGACATCTTTGTCCTTGAGGAAGATTGTCAGGCACTCGACAAGTGCCTTTACTGTGGAGAACACTTGAATGGGGTCGGCTTCTCCCTCGACCACTTTCGTTACCAGAGTCTGCGCAGTCGCTTTCTGGTTTCCTTTCGTAAAGGGGACTGCCCTCCCGATGATTTGTACTAAAGCGTTTTCGCTCATGATTGATATTATTTTAAGTTTGATTTAGGTTCTTTCTTGAAGTCATCACGCAGGTCTTTCCATGCAAGTCGGCCGAGGAAGATTGATACGGCGAGCATTGCTATTGAGAAGATAGCGCCGGGGGTATTCATTGTACCCTTGATGATGTGTGCCACAGGCCACACGATGGCGATGGCTAGCATGATTACTCCGTAGATTGCTTGTTGAACCGAGAAGAATCTCGAAATTGATTTTGTTGTCATTTTGATTAGTATTTCTTATTTGCATTTGTGTCGGTTGTGTATGCCACCGCTATTCTTCGTTAAACCATTCGTCGGGGAACCCTTGTTTCATGTCTATTTCCGGCTGCTTGCCGTGGAAAAATCTCGGCTCAGTAGCCAAAGTCGGGTAACAAAGATTTGGGTTATCTGCGTTTGGATATTGACAGCGGCCGTCCGGGGTTATACCAAACGCAAGGTCTATTCCTGCGATGCGGTCAGACCCTTTGCCGTTCATTTCGGCAAGCAACTCGTAGAAATCTTTGCCGCCGAAAACGCCATAGCCTTTGTAACATTCTTCTTTCCATGTATGACCTTTATCGTCGGTCATGTATACTGTTTTATTCTCACCAGCCACAATCCTTTCACCGGTATCTTGACAGAACCATGAAAACTGTCCCATACTTTTTATTTATTTGATTTAGTATACGAGAACTTTCTGTGCGTTGGCTTCGATTTCGGCGAGAGACTGCTCGGGAAACTGCTGGCCGAGGATTTCACCGGCTTTCTTGATGAAGTATTTAAACCTTATTTCAAATTCAGCTTTCTGTTCTTCGTCGGTCATGTTCGCATACTCTTCAGTATTCTCGTTGTCGGGACAGAATCCGCCGAGTTCAAGTGCGCTGGTCATTTCGGGACCATTCGCAAACTCGCAGTAGCAGTGTTCGGCGAATGTAATTCCGGACTCTTTGTTTTCTTCCTGGTAGAAGTCCCATAGTTCCTTTATGTATGGCTCATATATGTTGAGTTCTTTTTTCATCGTTCTTTCGGTTTTTGATTAAACATCTTATTTGCATATACAAAATTACGAAAATATAATCATATATGCAAATATTTACGATATTATTTTAATCAAATACGCAATAAAAACTATCTTTATGATAAAGTAGTGCGCGGACTGAAATTAGTTCTGCACCTCTTTTTGCATATTTGATTAAATACAACAGTTCGGTAATTTTTGAGCAGGCATAGCTGTATCGCACTGATACACAATAGTTTGCATTGATATTGAATTGTTGTTGTATCTTATTGATATTCAATTGAATATGCAAATTTTACCGAACTATTGTAAATAGAAAGGCAAAAAATAAACCCTGCCATCAATGGCAGGGTCAAAATCGGTGTATGATTGTGTTTGGACTATGTGAGCTTTATACCCCAAGCACAATAGCTGGAGATATGTTCAGCTTCTGGCTGATGGCACGCGCTTGCCGGAGAGTAGGTTCCTTTTCGCCCGAAAGATATGCACAAATTCTTGTTGGTGCTATTCCGAGAAGTTTGGAGAGGGATGCTTGCGTAAGTCCCATTTCCTGCATTCTCATTTTGATGATATCGACCAACGATGGTTCTCCGATTGAATAGTGCGCATCTGAATAATCTGCTACCAATCCAGACAGCAACTCCAACTCCATGCTGTGCGGATCTGTCAGAGGCGTGTCGTCTTTTACATACGGCAAGAGTTCCTCTACTCTATGGAGGGCCCAGCGATATTGAGCTTCATTCTCTATCTTTGTCATATATAAAATATTTTAGATGGTTGAACAATCTATTTTATCATATTCTGAGTGAGTTCCGATAAATCGGATATAAATCCACTTTATTGTAAATTTGATAACAACAACAAGTCTGTGGTGGTTTCCTTTGATGTTGAATACGTAGTGTTGGTTTCCTACGTTATCAACGCTGTTGAAATCCTTTTTGACGTCAGCGAAGTTTTCCCATTGAGCAGCCTTGACAATCTTTAGCCATTCTTGTAGTGGGGTTTTTGTATCAGGGTGTCTGGAGATATATTCTTTCAGAGGCTCTTCCGTGATAATTCGCATATCGTTGTAATCATTTGTGTTATGCAAAAATACAAATAAATAATCATATACGCAAATTTGGAGTGTGTTTTTTAATCTTAGCTGCAAGATTTTTAAATTAAAAGGAGCGCCATTGCTGACGCTCCAAAACATTGAACGCTCTTACGACACTCACACGCCTACAGAACTGCAAATATGAAGTAGTACAAAGAGATTCACATAAATGTCAATGAGGATACCAGCTTCTAGCCAGAAAACGAGATTGCGCCGAAATATTATTCCAAGTACAATCCCCAATATTGAAGCGTATGGTATTCCCGATACAATTATGACCCATAACAAGGCTGCTATGCCGAGTACTACGGCGGAGCAGGTATGAACCTTGCCTACAAGTTCTTCTTTGAATGCCGGAGACGCGGCTACGAATATTATGGCACCGCATATCAGGAACGCGAGGAACTGAAAATCTGCTGGGGTCACACTTAGCAATGGTAGCCATGCCATGGCTGCGCAAGTGGCAATTACAGCAGGAAAAAGGAATTTCGATTCGGTATGGTAGTATGTCACGCTTATTGAGGTTGGTAATCCTCTTGAGATAACATAACCGATAAGGTAAATAGCAATCACAACGAAAGAAATGATTGCGAGAATAGTTTCAGTCATATTGATAGATATTTGATGGTTAGTGAACTTCGGAATATTCTTCCATATCGCCGAGAGCTTGGATTGCAGCCCATTCCTCTTTGCTGACTTGCGCGCGATGAGCAGCAATACCTGCTGATACTTCTCCAAGCTCTTCAAAGCTGGAAAATGAATATATCTGCGGAGTGCCGTCGGATTGACTGCCGAGATTGACTTCTACCGGGAACTGCATAATGCCGCCTTGAATAGCGACAAGCATCCCAGTGAGGTCGGTTTTCAGCGCCTCTGAATATTCTACGGTCATGCCGTTCCATTTGTATCCGTAGCGAAGTTTAAGGTCACTCTCGGCTTTGATCACAGCTACGATGTCAGCCTTGATTTCATCAAAGGTCGGTCGATGGTCGTATGTCTGATACCAGTTATAGCCGGTTTCTTCGTCTTCGGAGTCTTTGCCAAAGCCGTAAAACACAGCCCATTTCTTTGTGCCAATTTTTTCCAGGCCATTCTGTGGACCTGGTGCGCCGTATCTTTTTTCCATGTTCGAGGTATTATGAAAATGAGTAGATTCTGAGTGCTCCGGTACCCTGCTTCTGCACGATTGTGGTTTCCACATTACCGGGAAGCAGACCGCGCTCTTTCATCTGGTCCAGTAAAGACTTCATTTCTTCGCTATCTGTGAAGAATTTGTACTCTGTCACATCACCTACAAAGTGGAACAGCACGACATACCGGGATTCTCCCCAGCGAGTCTTGATGTCCTTTTCGTAGTCCAGAAGCTCGATTGGTCTGTTTGTTATCGAGCCAAGCGACATATGCTGGCAGTTGAAGCGCTTTTTGCCGTCTGACGGGGTGTATTTCAACCCCAATTCGCTGAATTTTGCCATATGTTGTCCAGTTAATTTGAAGTATAGATGTTTGCAATCGGCATGGCAAGCCATACCTTTGAATGAGCCTATTATTTGTTGCCGACGTTTGCGGGATTTGACCCGATGCAATGCCCTTGCCGCTTTCTGTTTTGTGCGTTTGCGAATAAGGGAATAGACTTCGCCAGTTCTGGCATCGAAGAATGTTTTATAGCCAAGAAAATCCACGCCTTCTGTAATCGGCCTAATCGCGAATGATACTTTTATTGTCAGCTTGAGTTTAGCTGCCTCCGCTACGAGAACAGTATATATTTCCCACGCCTCTCTCTTATCTCGGGCGAAGAACACTATGTCATCACAATACCGATAATAATGGTGGCGAATAATTTTGCCACCTTTGCCGACAATCAATCCTTCACCTGAATAGATAGGCGCGTCGAGTTCTTCTACATAGTGACATCTGACGACCCCACACATCTTTTTGTCGAGTTTGCTGAGGAAGAGATTTGCAAAGCACTGTGATGAACGCAATCCCTTGGATAGACCTTTCGGCATCACACAAATCAGATTGTCAATCATTGGCAGCACTAACGGATCGCTGATATACTCTCTCACACACTCCATCATCAAGGATTGGTCTATGGAATCATAGAAACTCTGGAAATCGCTCTGACCATAGTACATCATGTTCTCGATGTCGGCCCGTAGGTCGTTTTCCATGACATGATGCAGCCAGTGCATACCTCGTCCTTTGATGCTTGCGGCAGTATTATGGATAAGGGTAGGATACACGTGGCTTTCAACAGGCCGCATGATTGCTTGTATTCCTATACGCTTGAATACGGGTGGTGCATGAACAATCCTTGCCTTCGGGCCGTCTGTCACTTTCATTTCCCGCAAATCTTCACGGTAGACTCTGAATGATCCATCACTGAGTTGCTTCTCAAGAAGAGTTAGAAACTCTGATTTCTTGGGCCAAAAGTGTTCACGCTGATGTTTATTCTCAAGATGGCTGATAAGGTAATCGAAACTTTCTGACAGATTGTTAGGGTCGATAATCGAGTGAATTAGATTATCAAGAGGAAATACGTCGACTACTGGCTCAACTATAGGTTGGGTCGGCAGTTCTATATCCATGAACGGTATTTCAGCAATCTTATTCATAATAAAGCCTTCAGGACTTCTGTGATGTTTCCGCTTTCCAGACATTCGTCTGCTGTTGCCGAGGCTCGTATCCCTCGTAGAATGCAGTGGCGGGCGCGCTACCGTGCAGAGTCTTACGATTATATTGACGGTGAGGGAGCACCGTTTTATCCTTAATGTGAGCCGAGAGCTGTTGTTCGTATTCGAGTTCGAAGAAGCGTTATTCGCGTTCGAGTAGACGAGACCGCCATTCGCGTTCGCACTGTTGCTAGACCGACCGACGCACCGGCTATGGGATACTCTACCTTTTTTTGAAAGTTTCCTTTTCTTGTTATTTCTTGAGGTTAAGGGTTTGACAATATGGGTTGAGCTTCGGTTTCGGGCAACAAAGCCCGAGACCGAAGCCACGCTTTTCGTTATGCCACGCTTTCCGCAGTTCCAACTATTTCGTATTTTCCGCTGAAGGCGAGCCGAGAGCTGCTGACCGCATTCGAGTGCGAAGAAGCGTCACTCGCGACCGAGTAGACGAGACCGCCATTCGCGTTCGCACTGTAGCTAGACCGACCGACGCACCGGCCTCGATCATGAGTATAGTAATTAATGTCGGAATAGTTCTTATTCCACTTGCTGTTATCGGTGGTTAATCTTGATGCGATTATATCACAACGCTTACCGAACTTGACTCGACCGATACAGTATCCGGAACTATTGAGACCCTGAATGACATCCTCTTCTTTCGTTTCGTAGTTACGTACTATATGGTACTTCGTATCTATCGGGTACGAACTTGTGGCGATACGTTTGTCTTTCTTAAATTGGGCGAAAGACGGCACATTGCAAGCTATGTGATCCATTACTTCCCAGTTACAAGCTACGAAGTTCTGTATGCCGAAGATGATGTTGCCAATATTAGAACCGGAGTATCTTCTTGTTACCTTGCCATAGGTATTGAAATTATACTGCCCCGTCGTATACTGCGAACCACAGCCATATCCGGCATAAGCCTGGATGTCTCGAGTACCGGTAAGTGCCATTACGAGGTTGGCAATGTCCTTACTGATTTCGTAACTGATGCCGTGGAAGCCTTTCCCTCGCATTTCAATCAGATTGAGAATGTCGGCCAGGGTATAGTTCATAGTAGAAGTTGGAACAGAGGTATTCGTAATGTTGCCCTCGCTATCGTATTTCCAATCGGCATTCGTTACCGATGTACCGGTACCTGTGCGCGTCCTGACGCCGCTGATTGAGCGAGGACGCATAAGAGCGTCGATACTCATGCCGTATATGCCGACGAAGCGCATGGGAGCCCATACCCAATCTGGTTCGATAGCCTCTACAGCTGCGCTGTCAACTGCAATGGCTTCGAGGTCATCAAAACCCGTTGGGGATGTGAATATTATTTTCTTGGCACCGCTTGGCACATCGCAGAACACATAATCGCCGTAGGTGAAATCGAACAGTGAATGACTTACAGCCATATTAAACGTACCTACTACCTTGTCATTCTCATCTACGAATACGGCGCCGATCTGCGCATTGTTTAGACCGGGCCAACGCACCTGCTTCATACCCTCAACATCGAGTTCATAGACATTCATGTTGGCGTTATCGACTATTTCGTAATCGTCTCCTTTCGAGAGTGCAGTACCGTTATTGGTCGTGTAGACGCATGAATACGCCTTGACGAGAATGTCGGCCAGTTTCTCGCGATTGGTTTTCATTGCCGTAGAGAGTGGCAAAGAGGCGAAACTGCAAGCGAACAGATACTTTTTCTGATTCTTGAAATCATTGACACCTTTGTACCAATATCGGCCGAAACCGAGCATCACATCGAAGCCCTCGCCCGCCTGGTCTGTCGGATCATATTCAGTGCCGTCAGCCATCATATTGTAGTTGGTATCCATAATCTGGCGTGCGAGCAGCTTGGATTCTCGGGTGTCGTATGTGCATCGGTACGGGTGGGCCGCGTCAAATATCTTGACAAAGTGACCGCTCGGCTCATAGTCTTCTTTACTTGTGCCGTTATCGAGGTTCGTGATATTCTGACAATCATCGTCAGTATCATCGAAACGGACGCACGAATACTGCGAGTTGTAAAGAGTCAACTGCGGGAAGTACGCAGCGAGACTGTTGGGACGGGTTTTGTCGAGTTCGTTATCATCGATAAGATCTTCCATTATCCAACGGCCGGTAACACCAGAACACTGATTGATTTCCTCATAGGCACTCCCCGTGGGGTCGAGGCCGATAGCACCGCTTGTGCGAAGCGATTTGAGGATAGACGATGGTGCTGTGATGTTTACGTCCGGCAGACGGAGGTAACGAAGATTAGACGATCCTACGATGCCGCTGATGAGAGTGTATGGATCAACATTCGGACAACCGGCCAACATGAGGCGGTTCACACTTGACATACCTGCGATTGTCAGACCTCCGGGGTATGTGAGATTCGGAAGGTTGACAAAATTCAGCTCCGTCATGGATGCTGGCAGCTCAAGAGTATCGATAGGCGATGTTTCTGCAAGAGATATTCCCGTGAGGTCAGAGCCCGATGCAAGTACGGACTCCAGACGAGGACAGCGGGACGCATTTACAGCCGTAACTTCGGTGGTCCGGATATCAAGGTGAGTGAGGAACGGCAGGTCGCCGAGGTTCATGTTAGTAAGGAAGCCTGTATTTCCAGGAGACAGACACCACGACTGACGGTGGTTGGTAGAGCCAATCACAATCTTCTCAGCAAGCTTCATCATCGAGAACTGGAAGTTCGGGTCGAGTGAAATCTGCGAGAGGTCAATCTCGCTCATCTGGTCGGCCTGATAGATGTAAAGGAGGATATTGTCGCCGTGCTGGAAGTTGGTAAATGTACCATATTCTCCGGCTTTCAGATACATACCCTGCGTTACGTTGCCACCATCGTTACCGATACCGTAGTAACCGGATTTGCCGGCACGGAATTTGATTACAGCTCCGGTCTTGGCTCCGATACGGCCTCCGAGGACATGGCTTGCGTCCTTGAAATCGCCAGTCTGATAGTAGCCGTCGCGAATGCGCCAACGCTGCTCGATAAAGCGAGGCAGGGCCTGACGGCCGGAACCGTGCAGGGCATAGTAGTAGATGTCCGTATATTTCTCAGAGTAGCGTATATACTTGCTTTCGCAGTCGTATGTGCAGACGACCTTCGGCCAGAACAATATGCGCTTTTGGACGAAGTAATAGAGGGCGCCTTTCGGGGAGAACGGTCCGGCACCGATACCTTCAATCTCGGGGAGATTGCGCATTGTTGCCACGATGCCGGGAAGCGTGAGTGTATTGCCGCTGGCATCGGCCACCATTTCCTGGTTGTCGCAACGGCGGAGGTTGTTCCAAAGAATTGAACCACGGCCGGCATAGCACTTGTCGTCTTCAGCAGGATCGAGCTCAGCAGGAATGGTATTGCCGCCATCGTTATCCTTACCATTGCAGGTATCACAGTCGTAAACCTTATTTAAATACATTCTGACTGGCTCCATTGTGGAGGGCGAATGATAGACACCATTCTCAACCCAACAGCCATCCTCAAGGAAGAACATCGGTTGCATATTCTTCGCCTGCTGGTCCACAGCGGCGAGGTAGTCGGTGAACGTATAGTAAGCGATAAGCGACTGGATGCTCATATACTTCCATGCGTTCTGTTTCCATATGCTCTTCCACGTTGCGGCGAGAGCAGCTTTGGAGTAGTCACACGAGTCACAGAATTTGAGTACATTGAACAGTTCATAAGGCACTTTACGACCCATTGCGAGATCCTCTTGCAGTTGGTCGTCGTCCACCATGCACTCAAAATACTGTGTCCACGCGGGATAAGTCGGCTGACCTAAATTCAGTTTTGAAACCCACGAAGATTGTGTAGCGACTGGAGCCATCATATCATCGATAGAGCCTACACCCATGAACCAGTCCATTGCGTCGTAAGTAATCAGCTCGTAGCCGCTGACGGGATTAAGGACATCGCCTTGAATAACCCATTTGCCGTTTACTTGCTTCATTGAACCGGTCGCGCGGGCCCATTCTCCACCGCTGTAACGCATGAAGACGTAGTCGCGGCCGCAATACTGCGACAGCAGATATAATTTGCTCGTATCAAGGCCCTCGGTGGTCTTGAAGCGGGCCATGATTTCTGTCAGCGATTCCTGACTTACAAATTTGCCGGCGGCATTGAAAGTAGCTTTTCCGAAGAACTCCACGAAATCACCATAGTTACGGCAGCCCAGGTTGTAGCCGGGTGTATCCTTGAAGCCAAGCGCCACCTGCTCGCCTTTATCCTCTTTCCAGTTGCCACGGGCATGGAACCACGCGTCGCTGAGCGAGTCGTTAGTAGCACGGAAAGCCGCGATAGGATGATTGGCGGTCGAGTGATTCATCTGAAGCCCGGTCACAGTTACGCTGCTCTTGGACCATGTGCCATCGAAAGCACGCTGGGCCGGAGTAATGTAGTCCGAGCCGAGAGCGCGGAATGTGGCATTCATCATATCACAAACACCGCAGTCGTTCGCCATCGAGGAGTCAGAGTAGTCCACTTTGACTGTGATAATGGCGACGGGAATAGTGTTCAAGCCGACACGAATGTAGCCGATTTCAAACAGCTCGTATGTCTTGAGCGCGTCTTCATTAGTGTAGTCAGGATTGAGAGGTGTGATTTTCCACCCTTTGTTCTTGCGCAAATAGAAGCGGTCGTTCTTGATGGGACGCTTGGCTGATGTAGTACCTTGGCGGCGCCACTGAACATGTTCTGCTTTGAACGACCTCCAAGGTCTTGCAGGATCGAAGTAGAACAGCGTACACTCGAATTTGGTCGATGTGTCGATGTCCCCGTCGAATGTGTCAAAAGTGGCCTGCGGCGCGACTACTACATAGTATGGGATTCCCTTCTCCTTGAACTTATCCATTGAAGGACGGTTCTGATTATCGAGAACATCTTCATCGGAGAACTCTTTAATCATTTCGTCTGTGTTGGTCAGCTTGCAGAGGTAGTTTTGGAAAGCCTGCGCCCACTCATAGTAGCTGCCATAGACCAGTGTATAATAGAGGTAGAAGTCGCCGTCCGTACCGTTGAAATCAATATGTTTCTGATTGAGGATAGCACCGGAGTTTGCGATGTAGCCGATAGCTCCTGCTTCCTCTCCGTCAAAATACAGCTTGATAGTGGAGTAATCGGTAGAGCCACGTTTTACCGTTATGGTTGAGGGCTCTACTACAATCGCAACGGTATGTTTCTCGCCGCATTTGAACGGGCGAGTTACGACGGATGGCGTACCATTTTTACAGAACAGCACGGCTTTGTTACCGCAGATGTAGAAGCCTGCGCCCGAATCCGGATCGTAGCACTCCATCAGCTTGGCCTCATCGTCCTTGATGTTGTTTGTGGCAAAGGCGAACTGGAAAGCCATACCGTTTGTGCGCTCCGTGGCAGCTGTGCCGAATGGCGCGTAAGGAATCTTGGCTGTAACGTTCTCGGCGATGCGGAGGCTCATTTCGTCGAGATACTTGACAAAACCATTTGACGACCAGTTGGAGCCGTTGACCTGCATCGTATAGCCGTTGTTGGCGATTGTGTGGTCTGTTTCGGCGTTGGAACGAGAAGCGAAATCAAAACCGAACAATGCGCCCTCCTTGATGATAGCGGAGATTGCGGATCCAACCACGGTCACGGTAATTGGGTTGGACTGATTGTTTCCGCTCTTGGCATAGAACGCGATTGTGTCTGAGCCATCGGTATCGTAACCTTGAATCTGCTTCCTGACAATCTGAGTTTGAGAGGTGCCTAAGTCTGTAGATATGACCTCTACGCCATCGATGTATACTGAAGCCGCTGTTGAGGTCTTGCCAGGCGTATATGCGGCAACTTCGACTTCGAGATTGTCATAGAGGCGAATAGTGCCGTTGTTAATGTCGTTGTAACGAATGGATACAATCGGTTGTGTGGACTTGGAATCCACACACATAATCGAACTGTAAATCACGTTACCTTTCACGCCGGAAGCTACATCCTCTCCGGATATGCGGATTGCATAAGAGCCGTGGCCCAGTCTTTCGTTACCACCGAACACGTTATAGGGGTCGATGGCGATTGAATGTGAGTAACTATCGGTAATGACAGACTCACCGAGTTTCTTCCACTCTCCGTTGAAGAACATTTCTGTCGTAACCTTTACACCGAGCTTCGATACATTGTTGGCGAACTTATACATCAGCAGGTTCTTGGTAGACCCGCCAACTTCAAGCACGGAGCCGGTAGTATAGTTCAGCGTCTGGACCGAGGTGCATGTTACATCGACGGCAGTAACAGTAATGGTACGCCGTTTAACGTTCCCTTCAGCATCGTAGGCTGCGATTGTGAAGTCGCGGGCCGACGCTTCGGAAAAATACGGCGTAAAGTCGTATTTGAACGAGTAATTCGTCGGACTTGTGGAAGAATTTTGGTTTATAGCCTCGCTCCATAAGGTGAGTCCGGAAGTCGCATCGATGATTTCCAAACGGCGGATCACGCCGAGAACTTCGGTGACATTGCTACCCTGACCGTCGAATGTTACGGACTTTATAGAGGCGCGCACTGATATTTCGGAGCCAAATGCAGCATATACTGCCGGATTTTCCAGATAAATATTAAGCGATGAGCCGGACACAGAGCCACTACCCGTACTTTTCGGAATGGAAATTGGCGTACCCATTTCGTTGCCGAGCTTGTTGATGGCTTTGATGATGTGGTTCTCAGCATCCTGGTCTACATCGAGGTGGTCGAATGCGTTCTGTTGCATATCGTATGCACCGCCCGTAGAGAATGCGTCCTTGCCGTCTTTTTCAGGAGTTGCAGAAGTCTTTACTGTTCCACCTCCACCAAACTGCTTCCAAAGGTCTTTGTTCGAGAAATCGGACACCTCGCCTGTGAACTGGTAGGCTTCCCATATGTATTCGCCGGTGCGGAATGTGATGACAAGACCGCTCTTGGCATACTTGATGCCCGAAGCGTTCTGCAATTCGAGGATAGCGTCAATGGCGCTACTTTTGTCATAATATCCGGCCACCTTACGAGGACAGAGGGCATCGACATTTATTATAGCTTCTGCCCCGGCCGACATGCCTGCCATGTCAATCCAGTTGTGGACATTAAGGAATTGCGGTCCAGTGGTGTTCGGGCCGATGTACTGATAAGTTTTCCAAGAGCTCGGGCCAATGGCGAAAGTTACTGTCAGGCCGAGAGAGGCTTTGTCCTCATTGTATACAGCAAGGAGCACATTATGGGTCTGAGTCTCGGCCATGATGTCAGAGTAATATTCTCCGGCAGGCAGTGGTATCTCGACCGTTGCATTGTAGGTATTGCCAACAGCGGAGCCGGATATTGACTCTAATTTGTTATTGACTATGCGGAATAATCCGTCCCCGATACGGTAGATGTAGCCTAGATTGTATTGCTCGTCAGAATTGTAGACTTCGGGGGCATAGCCATAGAAATCGGTATTACCGTAAGATTCAAAGCATACGGCGTTTTCATACGCTTCGCTTGGAATAAGCCATACACCTGACGTTGGAGCGGTTCCTTTGCCGTCCCATTGGCCGTCGCAGGGAAGAATGCCAATGCTATTGATATGGCTTTCGTTTTGAATAATCAAGTTACCGTAATTGCTAACCGTTTCTTCGAGCTGTGCACCTGCATCTCCGGGAAAAGCTGTGCTGGCCGTGCGACCAAGCGCGAGGTCAGAGCCGATTGTAACGAGTTCCGAACCACTCCAACGGAAAGTCTTGTTGTTTGAGGTGCAGGTGTAGATTTTCCCGGCTTCGGGTACGCGACCATTCAGCGTTCCCTCTCCGAAAGAGTCTCCATCAAGCCAGTTGTTGTAATAAGTAAACTGTGATGGACGCAGAATTGCGCTGCCGTCGTTTATTTGCCAATAATCAGTGACATTGAGTTTCTGTACCTCTCCTACTTCTAAGTCTGAAGTGGCAATATTGGAGCCCTTAATCGGACGCTTTACGGCGCTCCATTCGGTTGCATCGGATATGGCAATTTTGGATACAGCGAGTATAAATGTATCATGGTCTGTGTCATACACTACCATACATCCGGCATCAGTTGATTTATGTGCACTTGATGCCATTTGGGATGTTACGCCACTTACTGTGGCATTGAACTCAACTACATCGTCAACATATCCTGGAAGTTGATTCGCCGGCACTTTCCCATCGGAGTCAAGTGTTGCAAGACCACCCGGGCGTCCTTTCGTATCTGTAACAGCTTTTGCCGCATTAGCAGTTGTTTTGGCATCATTGGCTGTTGACTGAGCCGCCGAGACTTTGGTCTTAGCGTCTTTAGCCTCATTGTAGGCCGTAGTTGCGGTGTTTGATGCTATCGTCACACTCTGCTGGAGCGCATTATCCGTTGCAACGCGCTCGGTAGTCTCTGTCGTTAGAGACAGATCGGCATTTGTGATAATCTCGGCAATTACCTTGCCGACACGTTCAGCTGTATTTTTTCCCTCGCCGTCCTCATATCTGATAAGGTCGGCCTGACTTTTGAGATTGGTTTTATTATTCAGACCCATTGTCAGATTGATTTAGTTTCCGATTTTGCGTATGGTGCATCCGCCCGTGGAAACCACACGGCGGGATTTATTCGATTTGAAAAGGCTCTTGGCTTTGCAGTATGCCACGCACTCCTGAAGGTAATGGTGCGCTACTTCCAAAGCGTTGTTGTAGCAGTCCGACCTCTCTTTGCTGGATATCTCGCGTGAGTAATCGCCCTGCTTGACTACGGTGCCGAACCTCGTGCTCTGGAAATCGCCAGTCATGACGTTCTGCGCGTAGACATAGTAGGATATGGTTACTTTCAATCCCACGAATGAGCGAATACAGTCATTCCGGTCTTTGTAAGTGCCGCCATTCAGCAGTACTTTATAGAGGTCGTTGTCTTCTCCCTCGGCCAAAATGCTTAGAAACAGTCCGTCACCAAGTGCCGGTTTGATGTTCATCTGTTCGGCTTCGGTGATATAGGCGAGCAATTTGGCTTCTTCGACTTTCCCGATTGGGCGGCCGAGCTCCACGACCTCATCAGGGCTTATTATGTGCTCCATTACTTGCGTTGGATTGATTGGTAACATAGACCAAAGGCTGGACGGAGTAATCCCCGCTGGGGTTGACTTCCTCGAACCAGTGGTCGAATATTTTCTTCAGTTCTCTTGAAATGGCTCGTCGCTCTTTCGCGACATAGGAATTGTAGTATTCGTATGCCTCCTGCACGGCGGTTCCACTCCACCCGGTTTTGCCGGTGCGAATAAGGTACCACGGTTCCTGGCCAAAAGCAGAGTAAATTCTCTCCGTTACACTCTTTTCGGTAGAGTCGAATTTATCGTCGAAATTCGTGGACTCAAAAGGCACGAACTCCGGCTTGTCTTCCTCCGAGTTGTAGGTTACGTCTATGATTGAGCACGCATTTACATCGCCCTGAAAAGCGTCGAGGCTCTGTGCGAAGTCAACATCATCAAGCGTGGAATCTTGGTGGGAGTCTCCATCATCGTCAAGTCCGGTCGCCACTCCCTTTTTGTGCATGAGCATACCTGACATCAGGAAGTTGTTGCGCGTGTTGCGGTACTTCACGTTGTCGAGCCCCTCGTCGGTGGATAAATTGGTAACTACCTTATCGTAGATGGGTTTGGGATATTCGAATCGGCCGTCCATGGAGAACCATAGAATCTGGCCCTTGTATTTGTCTATGCCACCAGATTCCACAATCTGTGCCAGAATTACTTCCTTAATGGGATTGAAGGTGTAGATTTTGTCGATGTGCTTTTTGTCTACAAGGATTTTGTTACCCTTGCGGGTCTTATGGCCGGTCCAGTCAGGGTGTACGTTGATGAATATGACGCTACCGTTTTCTGTTTCCTCTTCGAGTCGACAGTTTTGGAATGGGATATGGTGCAGTTCCACGACCTCACACGCAAGATTATAGTTAACGTGCAGAGCGAAACCGTGGAATTGAGCCATATCTTGTGCTATAAGTCGGAAGATGTCATCCACTGTATCTTCAGCACGGTTTACCACATACTCGGCGAATTTAGTATCGTTGAGGCCGTTTCCCTCGATGAATGTTTGATAACGATCGCAACATCCTCCACCTGTCGGACTATTCAATATCAAGTCAAGCATACGCTGAGGATAGAGATTATCCTTACCGTATGCCTGGATATTGAGAGTGCTCCAGTAGGCGGTTGTGAGACGCTTGGGAGAACGTTTGACGTTAGTTATATTCATCGAGTGCGGATATTACTCGGTGTCCTTAGCACCGTTGTTTTTGAGCCGGGTGTTAGCGGCCTTAAGAGCGCGGTTCTCGCTCTTGAGGGTAGCGATTTCCTCGTTGGCGGATTCGAGCTCTGTTTTTGTGGTTTCCAGTTCCATGCGAACCTGAGTCAATTCATCGGACTCAACATTCTCGCTATCAGTTACGGTCTGTCCTTCGAGCGCGGCGCTGAGGTCTTCATTTACTTGCTCGAGCTGAGATTTTTCCAATTCGAGCAATCTGATTTTCTCCTCGGCTTCATCGCGGAGAAAATCAGATTGTTTCAGAGCCTCATGCGCCTTGGCAAGCTGCACTTCGAGAGTTTTGATTCTCTCGGCATCATCGGTAGAAATTGCTGGCACTTCGTCTTTGAACTCTTCGGCCTTATTTTTAGCCAGTGCCTGCTGGCGAGCCTTGAATGCGGCAACACGTGCTTCCCAATCCGAAGGAAGATGGGCGAACTTGTTAACCTCACTGGGGAATTTGCTAAGGTGTTCTTCTGCAACCTCATCGGGTATAGGGTTGGCATAGAACCTTGACGTGCCGGCCGGGTGTATGATGGCGCCAGCTTTGAGCACGTAATTGGACTTTTCGGGCATAGTTTTGGATTTTTTAAGATGGTTGACAATTATGACATAAGCGTCACGATAACAGTCACTACAGCCAGAGTTGGTAATGTCTTTACCAAACAATAACCGATGTAACGAATCCAAAAGCAATCTGTCTGAAGATGAAAAGCCGATATGGAAACGGCTTTTCATTTCGGACAATTGTAACATTGTATCTTCGTAGCTTCTCATTACTTGGCAGATTATGAGCCGCTAACGAGAGATTCAAGGGCGGTGCGAGTTGCTGACAGACTTTCGCCGAACAAAAAGATGCCTGAAGTCGGGGCATTCTCTTCCTGGAGGGTTGCAAGCCAACCGCCTTCGGTGTCGTCAGAATACTTATCATCGTCGAGCGCAGTCGCGGTAAGGCCGGCTTCGAGTCCATAGATCTCGAAAGTGTTCTTGTTATCCGAGCCTGGGAATTTGTTCTCAAGCACGATTACAAAAGTGCCGTTGGCGAGCTGGTCGATGATGTTGTGCGACACATCGGGTCCGTTGTCGAGGATGACGATGGATACGTCCTTGTTGAATCGGTTACGGTATGTTCCGGCTGACATAGTTTTTTTCGTGCCAGTGTATGGGCTCTTGCCCGGAACATACATTTTGTAGGCCTTCTTACCGGTCTTCAAAATGAGGGACTTCACGATATTGGGGTTATTCTCATCGCGTGCGGTGGCCTCCATGTCAATATCGTTGTAGTTCATGATGAAACCGTGGGACTTGATACCTTTAACCGGCTTTACGGTACAGCTGGCCACCAGGTCAGCGGCCAACTGGTAATCACAACTTTCTGCAGCCATAGCTTCTCGATTTAGATTGCAACCTGGACTAGTGCGTCTTCACCTACAAGAGTACCGATTTTGGAAGCGGCGTAGATGTAGTTCTTGCGGTCCTTGTCGTTGAAGTGAACACTGAGTGAAGCAATCTTGTCTTTGTCGTTCGTTCCGACGAAAAGGTTGTCGGGAGAGCAGACAATGGCACGATGGGGGCAGTTGAGGGCTGTGCCGGTGTCTTCGAACTTCTTGATCAAGCGGTCCCAGATATCGAGGGC